AAGCGGTCCCCGCCATAACTCGACATGCAACGGGGGCAGGCATCTTTTGAGAAGTGCGGCTCCGCACCAACTACAACGCCGCACTCGTCACGATCTGCGATCACGTCATAACAATCAGTGCAGACGTCAACGGCTGACATGAATTCTTCAAGTACAGCCCAGCAGTCGCCAAGATTAAAAGCGCACTTATCGCAGGGCTCATTCCAAACATCACCGAAGTCACCTTCGGGAACGTGACGACAAACAACGCAAATTGCGTTCTCCATAATTGATCCTCCTACAGATCACACAGCGACACCATGCCGCCATGAACACAGTGTAACGCAACATCGCAAAACATGCGACAACCCCCCAAGACATAACAAAAGGGAACAGTTCGCTAGCGCTCACGGCGGCCCGCTGGGAATAAGTGATATCACCCGCACAACTGCGCAGAGAACGCCGCACAACTGCGCACCGTACGCCCTGAGAACCGCTAACCCCTCGCTAATAGCGCAGGAAATAAGGGTTTAACGCTGGGCGGTTGGTCTGTAGATCAACTGCGCAAGAGCACAGCCGTCAGCGATGACCACCCGACACCCACCCCCCACGAGGGGGGCGGGGGGCAATCAAGTGTGTATGTATAGATAGCAAGGGACGAATCGTGGGTTTTTGTTTTTGGGGCGCTGTCGCGAAATGTCACGCTTTTACCGCGATCGCGATCGCGATCGCGTGATCTCTTTTTTTAAGGTGGCGAACCTAAAGGGTTCGCAACCTAAGCTTTTTGTTCGCTGCGAAACTGTACTTGTAATCGTTTCGCGATCGCGATCGCGGTGCTGTCGTTGTTTACAACGTGAGAGGTGTCCCACGCAGCGATGACGCTGTGATGGGACGCCTGCGGCTCTTGTTTGGAGATTGGAGTTGCGATGCCGCAAAACGGTGGTGGTCGGGGTTGGATGACTGATCCTGATAGTGGGGAGAAGGTGATGCCGCAGCAGTGGTCCAAGTTTTTGGATTGGTTGTTGTTGGGTCCTGAGCGTCAGCCTCGTTTGCAGAAGGATTGGGCTGCTGAGAATGGTGTGCATGAGGATTCTGTGCGTCGTTGGAAGCGTGATCCTCGTTTTCGTAAGGAATGGGAGTCTCGTGCGGCTGAGTTAAATATTCACGTCGAGCGGATTCAGGGTGTGGTGGACGCTGTTCACGCTCAGGCGGTGCAGGGGGACATGAAAGCTGCTTCTTTATATCTCCAGTACGTCCAGGCTTTGGTGCCTACGAAGCGTGTGATTGTTGATAAGGCGGATGCGTCTGCGTTGTCTGATGCTGAGTTGGCGTCTGAGTTGGAGGAAATGTTGGCTGGTTTGAAAGGTGGGGAAGTTGCCTAAGAAATACGGGTATTCGGCTAAAGGGAGAAGTAAGGCTGCGAAGTCTTCAGCGAAAAAGGTGCGTTCTTCTAAGCCGAGGAAGCGATGACTGAGATTCAGGATTTGCGTGACGATGGAATGTGGATGCAGTTAGAAGAGATGGGTGAGCGGCCTGAGTTGCTTACTGATCCGTTTGATGATGATGAAGTTTTGGAATGCACTGTCGATGGGTACGAGGTGTGCGATTCGTGTCAGTAGGGGGATTGGATGTCGATCGAGGATGTCGCTGAACGAACTGATGTTTGGGCCGAAGCCGTTAAAAAGATCACGAAGAGCGTTGCGGCTGCTGGCGTGGCTGTTGCTGGTCTTATTAGTGCTCTTGTAATGCTGTGGCCTAGCGGTGATGAGCCTGCGCCTTCGGTGCGCACGGATCTTGTTCCAGGGTATGGGCCGCAGTGTTCGCAGCTGTATAACACTATTGAACATACGTGGACTGAAGCTCAATGGTCTGTTTGGGAGGCGTTACGGAAAGATTTGGGGTGTTGATCGTGAAGGCAAAGTGCCCAAATTGTAATTGCGAGTCATGTCCCTGTAGTTGCAATCATTGTGATTGCTGCGGGCATATGGATGGCTGATGAAAGTTTGGATCGACCAAGATTTATGCACTGGTGATGGCCTGTGTGCGGAGATAGCACCCGATGTTTTTGTGATGAGAGATGATGGGCTTGCTTATGTTCAGGAGGATGGTCATGTATTTGACAATCCTGGTGGCGCAGAAGGGCTCGCTAATTTCGGGGATCAACATTTGGAAGCTGTGATTGAGTCCGCTGAGGAATGCCCTGGGGAATGCATTTATATTGAGGCTGACTAGACCCTATTTGTATGCAACTCGATTACAAAACCCCAGGTCAGAGCATGTTTTTTTATTGCGTTTTAGCGGATGGGTGGGCCTGAAACCCATAGCACCATGCTGCGTCTTTCCCCGCTTGTGACGGGGCAGACGCAATGCTGGGTCCATGATGGGAACACGGTTGCTGATCCTGCGAGTCCTGTTATGACGTGGGATTGGCCGTCTATTTCGAGTTGGAGTTCTCCGCCTTGGTATTCGTGGTTGTGGGAAAGATTCAGTGTTAGGGAAAGTTTTCTGACGAGTCCAACCATTTGTGGTTGGTCTGTTTCGTTGAGGGGGAGCGGGAACTCTGGGTTGTTTACGAATCGTCGTTTGGCGTAGTGATCGACTTGGCTGTCACGGTGTGTGTCGTAGTGTCCGCCTTGGAAGTATTGGGTGACTTGTACTTGTTCGGGATAGTTGATGTCGAGCCACCATCCTGCGTTTCTGTTGGCTTCGTAAATCAGTGACGTAGCTATTTGGAGGGTGCGTTCGTCGGTACACCACGCTATTTCTGATGAACGTTTTTGGGCGTCTTCGCCCATGTGTATTCCTGGCATTGTTGCTTGGAGGTGTTGGTGGGCCACCTCCCGCAAGTAGTTGAGTTCGTGAGTTGTTAATGCTTGCGGGTAATGCCAATAAGGATTTTTATACATGAGTCGCCTTGCCGAAATTAAGCAGGAAGTTGAATGGCGTCGCTGTGTTGCTGATGAAGCATATTTTTTGCGGAATTATTGGCACATTCAGCATCCTGCTCACGGAAAAATTCTTTTCGGTTTAAGGGAAGCGCAGTCCCATGCGTTGAATGAGTGGCGTTTGAATCGTTATTCGTTGACGTTGAAGGCTCGTCAGATTGGGTGGACGACGTTGGTGGCTGCGCACCAGTTTTGGTTGGCGTTTTTTACGCCTGACCAAAACATTATTGATCTTTCTCGTACTGAGAGGGAAGCCGTCTTGCTTTTGAAGAAGACGAAATATGGGTTCCAGCATCTTCCGCGGTGGATGACGGAAAGAGGCCCGAAATCACTTGCGGATCATCAACAAAGGATGCAATTCGATAATGGTTCAACGATTACTTCAATGCCTAGCGCCGCCGATCCAGCCCGAGGTGAGTCAGCCACGCTTGTGGTTGTGGATGAGTGGGCATTTCTGCCCAACGCTGAAGAGGCCTGGGCGTCGATAGAGCCTGTCGCTGACGTTGGGGGTCGCATCATCGGTTTGAGTACAGCTCGCGGTTCGGGAAATTTCTTTCACGAACTGTGGGTTGGTGCGAGTACAGGTGCGAACAAGTTTTCGCCCATGTTTTTTCCTTGGTCTGCGGGGGATCAGGATCGTGGCGACGCATGGTACGAAGAGAAGAAACGGTCGATGCAGCCGTGGCAGTTGGCGCAGGAATATCCGACAACTCCAGAAGAAGCGTTCATTAAGTCTGGGCAAGCTGTGTTTGATCTTGATGTACTCGAAGAACTGGAGCACGAATGCCGTCGAGGAGTCGAGGGTTACCTCGACCGTCGAGGCAACGCCATCGAATTTAAGAAGGCTTCCTGATGTATACGCAATGGACTGCACCCGAACTGGATCATGCGTATGTGATGGGAGTCGATACAGCGGAGGGGCTTGCGCATGGTGACTATTCGGTTATTCAGGTGCTTGATGTTAATACTGGGGAACAAGTGGCTATTTGGCATGGTCACATTGCTCCTGATTTGCTTGCTGAAGAGGTGTATTCGGTGGGTTTGTGGTTCAACTCAGCATTGTGCTGCGTTGAATCCAACAACCACGGATTGACAACGATCACAGAGCTTCGCCATTTGGGGTATCCACGTTTGTATCGGCGTAGGTCGTTGAACTCTGTGTCGAACAGGATGTCTCAGGAGTACGGGTGGAAGACCACCCGAACTTCCAAGCCATTGCTCATCGATGACCTCTCTAGTGCGTTGCGAAATGACGAGTTAGTTATCAGAGATAAGAACACGATTGCGGAGTTGCGTACGTTTGTGCGTAACGAACGTGGCTCTATGAACGGTTCACCGTTCGATGATCGTGTTATTGCTTTGGCGTTGGCGAATCAGATGCGCAAGTTTGCGTATGCGCCTGAGTATGCGCCAGATAACAAACCTCAGTATTGGACGTTGGATTGGTTTGCGGAAATGGTGCAGAAACCGACGGTTGGGGATGGGTTCACTATTGGGCAACACACGGTTCGTGGGACACCCTGAAACCACTCATTGAACCTCTGTTTTCAGGAGATCTAAATGGCACGAAATGTGGCACACACATCAGCAAGTCGCTCGGTGGACGGTGCGAACCAAGGTAAGAACAATGTTATGGAACGTGGTGGCAGCGTTAGCGCTAATCCAGTTTGGAGCCCAGGCGGAGCACAAAGTCCTACACAGCGTATGGATGCAGGCAAGTATGCGAATCAGACAGGTGGTTATGGGGAAACCTCGCCACGGATGACTCCAAAAAACCAGCATGGAACGACTGGCGAAGTTGAGCACGTTGCGAAACAACCGAATCTCGGTGGCTCTGACGCATAATCATGGCCGTCCTACCCGATGGGGCGACTTTTGAGGAGTTCACCGAGTACGTCCTAAAGCGGCGTGGTCAAGTTCCTCTTCTCGAACTCCAAGAACTTTACGAGCGACGTATTCGACTGAAGTCGATCAGCGTCAACCAAGGCAATGGATTCGATTCAACTTTGCCTCCTGATGAGCGGGGGCTTACGAAGCGTGAACGCGAGGCAAAGGTTTTTGCTGAAGCTAAGTCGCAGGGTCGAAACATCGAGAAACTTCCTGAGAAAGCGATGTTCTGATGGCGAGAGTGAGTAAGGCCGACAAGCTGAAAACATATAAGCAGCGGCTTGCTCGCACTCGTCGCTGGCGTTCCGATCAAGGCTACGACGACACTTGGCGTCGGATGATTGATCTTTATAGAGGGAAGCATTGGCCTAAAGGTTCGATGAACAATCAGGATTTGATTGTTGTGAACATGGCGTTCTCGCTTATCAATGTGGTTGCGCCGTCAGTTTCGGTGAATCATCCGAAGGTTTTGGTTCGTGCTAACAGCCCAGACAACGAAGATCGTGCCGCTTTCGTTGAGGCTGTCACTAACCATTTGTGGCGTCACCATGATTTCCGTACACCGTTTCGGCGTGCGGTTAAAGACTTTTTGATCATTGGTCATGGCTGGCTCAAAGTTGGTTGGGCGTTCAAAGAAGTCGAAGTTGCGTTGAGTGAAACTGAACGTTTCGAAATGGCTGAACGTCAGATGATGGAAGCAGACATGTTTGCTGCTGAAGCACCAGAACTTGCTGGTGATCTGCCTTCTGATGAAGATATTGCGTCGATGATTCCTACGACTGACATGGCTGTCGTCGAGGACCAGCCGTTCGTGGAACGGATTTCTCCGTTCGACATTTTTGTTGACCCTGAAGCTACGTGCATGGATGACGCTAGCTGGATGGCTCAACGCATTATTCGTCCGTTGTCTGATGTTCAAGACGACAAGCGTTATAAGCCGTCAACTCGTAAAACGGTTGCTCCTGATTCTGGAACTAACAGCGTTTACTCGGATGCTCCTCCTCAGAGAGAAGAAGCTAACGACTACACGATGACCGAAGAGCTTTGCACTGTTTGGGAGTACTACGACATTAAGAACAACACGTTGTGTGTGTTTGCGCAGAACAGTGAAGGCTATCTCGTAGACCCAATGCCAATGCCGTACGCATCTGGTGTGCCGTTTGTCATGTTGCGTAACTATGACGTGCCTGATCAGTTCATGCCGATGGGTGATCTGGAGTCCATCGAGTCGATGCAATTAGAGCTTGATAAGACTCGTACTCAGTTGATGAACGACAGGAAACGTTACGCACGTAAATACTTGTATTTCGAACGGTCGTTTGATGGTGCGGGACGTGAAGCTCTTGAATCTGAAGATGATGGACGCATGGTTCCTGTGGTCGATGAGAACAGACCGTTGCAGGACGTTGTTCAACCTATGCCGCAGGTTCCTGTTAGCCCTGAGATCTATTCGTACTCGAACATTATTTCGGCTGACATTAATCAGGTTTCAGGTGTTAGCGAGTACGCACAAGGCGGTCTTCCTGAGACTCGCCGCACAGCAACTGAAGCGTCAATTATTGCGGATGCACAAAATGCGCGAGCTGCGGACAAGTTAGCGATTGTCGAGATTGGTATTAGCCATGTAGCTCGTCGAGTTGTTCAGTTGTTGCAACAGTTTATGACTGGTGAGCAGGTCGCTCGGATGACTAAAGCTGACGGCGCTGACCTATGGATTCCGTATAGCCGTGAGGACATCACAGGTGAATACGATTTCACTGTTGAGGCTGGGTCCACGCAGCCGATGAATGACACTGTTCGTAAGCAGCAGGCAATCAGTTTGTTGAATGCTGTTGCTCCGCTGGTGGGTCAAGTTATTGACCCTCAGCAGCTTGCTCGACATGTTCTTCAAAGCGGGTTCGGTATTCCTGATCCTGAGAAATTCCTTATGGCTCCGCCGCAAGCTCCCGACAGTCCTGAGAATGCGGGTATGGCAGGTGTGCCGCCCGAAGCGGCTGAAGGTTTGATGCCTGCGGCGGGCCAACCAAACGCTCCGATGGGTGGCGTTCCCCCTGAAATGGTGGAACAGCTACAAAACCAGATGGGTATGACTCTGCCGTCTTCTTAAAGTGGGACACCTCACTCTCCTCTAATTGAGCAACCTTTTGGACTCAAATGGAGGGCCAATATGGCCGAAGAAGAAGTCGCGGTGGAACCCAGTGAAATGGACACTCCTGAAGCGGCTGTAACAGAGGAAGTTTCAGAGGAACCTGGAGAGCTTTACTCCATCAAGATTGATGGCGAGGAGCAGCAGGTCAGTCTCGAAGAACTTCAGGCGGGTTACCAACGTCAAGGCGATTACACGCGGAAGACGCAGGAACTTGCTGACGAACGCAGGCGTTTAGCGCAAGCTGAATCCATCGTTGCCGCTTTGGAGAATGATCCTGAGGCGACTATCGGTGCTTTGGCTCGCACGTTTGATGTGGATACGGGCAACCGTGGCGTTTCATCTATTGACGATAGTTACGAAATGGATGAGGACTTGGACCCGAATGCACGCAAGATCGCTGAACTTGAAGCTCGTTTAGAGCAGCAGGATCGGTTTCAACGCCAGCAACAAATTGAGAAAACGGTTTCTGATTTACAGGACAAGTACGGAGACTTTGATTCAACCGAACTGCTTCAACATGCCGTGAAGAACGGTATAGACAACCTTGAAGCTGCTTTGACTCATATGCGTTACAGCGCTGTTGAGCAGGAGCGGTCGAAACTCAAATCTGAGTTGGATGTTTATGAGAAGAAGCGGGAAGCCTCAACTATTGAGGCGGGTGGATCTAAGCAACCTTCTGCTGTTCCTGATTCGCAGGAAGCTCCTTCGTCTATTCGGGAAGCGTTTGCTCAGGCTCTTAAACAGCACGCTGAATAAGCACTAACAACAGGAGAAACAGCTAAATGGCTGGTAACACCAATTTTGATGAGATTCTGTCTACGACTCTCAACAACTATGTACCGAAGCTGACTGATAACGTCTTTTCCGCTCGACCACTTTTCTATGCTTTGACTAACGGTCAAACCATGAGAACAGTGTCTGGTGGCGCGAAGATTGTTGTTCCAGTTATCTACGGAAAAAATGACACCGCAGGTTCATACGCAGGGGCTGAATCAATTCCCATCACAGGGCAAGAAGGCATCTCTGCTGCTGAATATAACTGGAAACAGTATGCAGCAACAGTGACTATCACTGGCATTGAAGAAGCGAAGAACAACGGTGAGGCTCAAATAATTGACCTGCTGGAAGGCAAGATTTTCCAGACACAGGAAACAATTATCGAGAACCTCAACACCATGTTGTATGCCGATGGCGCTGGTAACAGCGGTAAAGACATGCTTGGCCTCAAAAAGATTGTTGATGGCTCGGTTCTGACTGCTAACGCAATGGCTGGAATTGATCCAAGTGTCACTGGTAACACTTTCTGGGCGTCACAAGAAGCAACTGGAACTGGTGTCGCTAACTTAACGGTTGCGGCTATGGCAACGATGTACAACGACTGCTCGAATGGTAACGATCAGCCGACAATCATCATTGGATCACAGCAAGCCTATGAGAAGTACGAAAGCCTTCTGACATCGAATATCCGTTACACGGATACTGATATGGCTGATGCAGGTTTCCAGAACCTCATGTTCAAAGGCGCACCAATTACCTTTGATGCGGCGATATCAACAGGTGCAGCAGGGTATGACGCTGGCGATCAGCCTCTCTACTTCCTGAACACCAAGTACCTGCAACTTGTCCGTCACTCGGACACTTGGTTCAAAGCAACTCCGTTTGTGCGACCCAACAACATTGATGCGGTATATAGCCAAATACTTTGCTACGGCGCAATGACTTGCTCGAACAGGGCTCGTCAAGGCGTGATTACTTCCCTCTAAGGGATAGCTAGCTGACACGGTGGGGGGCTTCGGCCCCCCACGAAGTCAACTTTTGAGGATTTATGCGAAACGTCGGTAGAACAAATCGGACCCACCAGTTGAGTTACTCAAAGAACTCTCGACTTTACGGGGACCCAGGAGAAGGAAGCAGAGAAGTCGCTTCGAGGCTTGATCGCCCTTCGGGAACTCGCAACGTTGCAGCAGTTGAACCGATGACTTCGATTGTCGAAATCGCAGGTTGTTTAGCGACAACCAAAGCGGGCGATTTATGTAAGGCCCGTCCCGCTGAAGGAGAAACCTTCTGTACTTTCCACAAGGAGTAGCTAGTGGATATTGCAACGATGAGGACCTATATCCAGTCGGTTGTTGAGATCGACTCCTCAGATATCAGTAATGACAACCTCAACAGAATGATTGGCGAAGGCTACGACAGCGTGGTCTACGGCGAAGCTCGTTGGCCTTGGTACGAAGTAAGCGCAACCTTCACCACTGTTTCGGGGACATCTGATTATTCGAAAGCCACAGTTGGAGACGCGATTACTGGCGGTTTGCGAACCATTGCTGCTCTACGCTCTGACGATGATGTACTCGCCTTTATTGGTATTGACGAAGGAGACGAGCGGTATTCGTTGAGTTCGGCGAGTACAGGTGCACCTTGTTATTGGAGTTTCTGGGCAGACAACGTTCGGTTGTATCCCACTCCGTCGTCAGCTTTAACGATCAACGTTCGTGGGTTTAAGAACCCGACTGCTTTCGGGGCGGGTTCCCTCGACGCTACAGAGCCTTCCGATTTTCCTGAGCCGTTCCATATTCTGTTCGCTACTTACGGAATTGCGAGGGCATATGAACAGCAAGAAGATCCTGGCATGGCGGCTCAGTATCTCGCCATTTTCAATAATGAGCTTGATAATTTGCGGGCTCGATATTTGGCGACACCAGCGGCGCAGCCAGTGACGTTAAATAAAAACAAAGTGCGGTCCTTTGCTCCTAATCGTCTTCGTTACGCATGGGAGTAGTTGATGGCGAAGTCTGATTTCAAACTCGAAATGCTTCAAGACTTCAGTGGCGGTCTGAACTTGCGTTCGGACCAGTTCAACCTTGCGCCAACTGAAAGCCCTGAAATGTTGAATGTCGATGTTGACCCTCGGGGCGGAATCAAGATGCGTAACGGAGTGAATAAGCGAAATACGACCGCTCTTAACTCAAATGTCACTGGGCTCAGTCAGTTCACGCCTGATGGTGCAACTGCCCGAGTTATTTGTTCTTATGGAACGACTGTTGCTCAATCGGCTACCACCGATTTCGCTACGTTAAATGGTGTTGCCGTTACCGATGGCGACCGCATGTACGGTCAAACAACAAACAACAAGTTCTATGGGGTGTCAGGCACATCAGCGTCGTTTGTTTACGACGGCTCTACCGCTTCGAACCTTGCAGCGAACTTGAATGGTTCATCAGGCAACTATCCAATAGCGAGATACACCTGTCATTGGAATAACTTTGCTTGGACTGGATCGTCAACTGAAGGCGGCACTGCACACAAGAATCGTGTGCGCTGGTCGAAAGTAAATGATCCTGAGTCGTGGCAAGAATACGACTACGTGGATGTCAACGTGGGTGAACGAGGGGACGAAGTGTCAGCGCTCGTTCCGTTTGCTGACAGGCTGCTGGTCTTTAAGACCAACAGCGTTCACGCTATTTACGGTTCAGGTACTGATTCGTTTCAGCTTGTTCCTCTAACGCAAGACGTTGGTTCTGTCAGCGTGTCTTCTCCAGTGTCAACGCCTTATGGCGTTTACTTCTGGTACGACCGTCAAGGTGTGTGGCTGTTCAACGGCCAACAATTTGTGTGGGTGTTCGAAAAACTGCAACCAGCTATCGATGATGGCAGATTGCAATTCAATAACCCTCCACAGCTCGCGTGGTTCAAGAACAGGCTTTATGTGTCTGTTGATTGGGCTGATAACGCTGGGGCTCTCACTAATCGAAGAGTTCTGATTTTCGATCCGACCCTTGGAATGGGCGGAGCGTGGACGATAACAGACATTGACGCCAACGTGTTTCTGACATTTGCACCTGCGAACGCTGAACAGGAACTCATGGCTGGATGTACCACGAACACAGGTCGAGTAATTCGTTTAGAACAAGATAGAGAGAACGATTTCTATGATGCTTCGACTTCTCACATAAGTTCCTCGTACACCACGTCGTGGCTAGTTGGAAAGAACCCCGTTGTCCGTAAACGCTGGGGCAAACCACGGGTTGTTACTTCGTCGGATTCTGCGGTCGCTTTAACTGCGAAACTGTATGTCGATTACGACTCAGGTAACTGGAAAAAGAATATGCCGTTTGGTGTTGAAACTGCTGATGAAGCGGTTTCAACGTGGGCTTCAGGGGCTGGGCCTACTGGTGGTACAGGAATTTGGAGTGGCGATGCGCCCGCTACCCCTACTGCATATTGGGGTGCTGAACCGAGCACGAATATCACTCAAATAGAACGATTACCGACTCTTGGGACAGCTAAGGCCATACAGATGAAGATAGATGGTCCAGTTAATGATGATGCTTGGGAAGTAAATGCGATGGCTTTCACATATCGACATAGGAGCTTGCGCTAATGGCAACTTTTACCGCCCCTAATGGAACCGTTGATGCTGGTGACGCAATTATCGCTAGTGAACATAACGCCAACTGGACTTATCTAAAGAACTGGTTAGAGGGCAACGCCCAGCAATCAGCTACATATCCTGGAGTTGTTCAAAGCACTGGTAGTGGCTCGATTACTGGTGGTTTGGCGGTAAGTGGAGCTTTGTCGGGCGGAAGTTTCACTTCCGCTGGGACTGTTTCTCTTGGTTCTTCTGATGCCTTGTACTTGAACACTTCGCAACACAACGTCATTGGGTTGTCCACTGGGACAGCCATTAATGGTGAGGCTGCTGGACAGTTCCTAAAGGACTTGAACTATCGAGCGAACTTTACGACTGCTGGCCCTGGCAATAACACACATAATCTTTCTTGGGGTGCGGACGTATCTACAGGCGCTTTAGCTGGCAACTATTTAAGTGAGAAGCATCGTTACTCGGTGTATTCCCGTCGTGCTGGGGAGGGACTCCCATCAGGCGATGAAGAAGCTCGACCAGAGTCGGAATATCGTCTTGTGATCAATGGGTCGATGGCGATTCGTGGCGACATCATTGGGTATTCGAACAAAAACGAGAGCGTGCCAGGAACATCAAGCGATTATGGGCTTGGTAAAGGTACCCGCATTAACTGTCAATGGATGAATGTTGGGGCGAACGTCGATATTGGTGGCGAACTTCGAGTACAAACAAACTACGACTATGCACGCCTATATATGGGCAACGACTATTACGTCGGTGACGATTACATCGAGTGGAACGACACGATCACGATTGGGTCTACCGACGTGGGTCCTGGGTTCAGGTTCGTGCACAACAACACATCTCATCTAGCTATTGCTCAATCAAATGGTGTGCTTTCGCTTCACGCGGAACAAGGTTGGCCTTCTCTGTCAGGAACCAACGCTGTCATTACAACGAGCGGCTTAAACCAACTCGGCATAAATTCTTCGTCGATTCGTTTCAAAGAAGACGTAGAAGATGTCGAAACTGAAGAGAACTGGACAAAACTACGAGCGTTAAAGCCTCGTACGTTCCGTTGGAACGAAGAGGTAGCGACAAACTCTGGGCTCGACTACGAAACACAAACTCCTGAGCTTGGGTTCATTGCGGAAGAAGTCCATGAAGCTGCCCCTGACGCAACGTTGTATGACGGTGAAGGCGACCCGATCGTTTATCGAGAAAAGTCGATGCTCGCAATGCTTGTGAAAGCAGTGCAAGACATTGATCAGCGATTAGGGGCGCTTGAATGAGTACGGGGACGACATACATAAACGATGTCGGCGGTGGACCGAACCTTATTTCTTATGCCGACGGATTTCGGTATCAGGGAACTTGGTCTTCAGGTACCTCATATGCGGTAGGAGACGTTGTTGAATACAACAACGCCTCCTACGTTTCTCGTACCTCTCATTCAGGACAAACTCCTGCAACAAGTACAACGTATTGGCAACTCATTTCTGGTCCTGGGTCTTCTGGCGGTCCTGGCCCTGCTGGTGCCGCTGGCCCAACTGGGAATACTGGACCTACAGGTCCTGATGGTCGAACAATCCTTAGCGGAGCAAGCGACCCCACTGGTGGTATCGGCACTGATGGCGACTTCTATCTGAATCTCACTACTGACTATTTCTTTGGACCTAAAGCAAGTGGGTCTTGGCCTGTTGGCGTGAGTCTGGTTGGTCCGCAAGGTCCACAGGGAAGCACTGGACCGTCGGGGCCGCAAGGTCCAACTGGTGGTACAGGTCCGCAAGGCCCGCAAGGAGCGCAAGGTAACACTGGAAATACTGGGCCTACTGGGCCTACGGGTGGAACGGGTCCTACAGGTCCGTTAGGAAATCCTGGCCCAACTGGTCCCACTGGTCCTGTTGGTCCAGCAGGTGGACCTCCTGGCCCTAGTGGTAGTCCTGGGCCTTCAGGCCCGACAGGGAGTGTTGGTCCTGCTGGTCCTAATGGGCCTGCGGGACAGAGCAATGGTTTATTAGACGGCGGTTCGCCATCTGACACTTATGGCGGGATCAGTCCGATTGATGCGGGAGGCGTAACGTAATGCCGTTACAAATTCAATTTAGGCGGGGAACTTATTCTCAGTGGAATACTGCTAATCCTGTTCTTGCTGATGGCGAGTTTGCTTTGCAAACCGATGCTGGTGGTGGGCAGCAGGCAGGCCAATTCAAGATTGGTGATGGCACAACGAACTGGAACAGTCTCGCCTACGGGGGCATACAGGGTCCTCGGGGTTTAACCACTGCGAACATCGACGGTGGTTTATCTAACTCGACTTACACAGTCGTCAGTCTTGACGGCGGCGATTCAGGGCCACAATAGGAGTAAATCATGGCTGTAATTATTCAACTGCGCCGTGACACGGCAGCTAACTGGACATCAAACAATCCGACGTTGGCGGCAGGAGAACTGGCGATAGAAACTGATACAGATTTCTATAAGATCGGGACGGGAAGCACGGCGTGGAATTCGTTGGGGTATTCGTCGCTACCGTCTGGTACTGCGCCGTTGGCTTCACCTGCATTAACAGGCACGCCAACTGCGCCCACGGCTGCGGTTGGCACTAACACTACTCAGTTAGCTACGACGGCGTTCGTTCAAGCGAACGGCACGTCGGTATTGGAAGTGCAGGTGTTTAGCTAATGGCTGTTACTAAAGGTTTATTGTCGGGGACTTCGACTGACGAGGGTCAGGCGTATCAGGTCACAACGTCTGTGACAACAGTGCATACGGGGCCAACGGCAACTACTTCGATTGATGAAATTTGGATTTATGCG